GTGCCACCGCATTGATCGCGGGTGTTGGCGCTTCAGCAGCTACTTTGTCTTTGTTTTCCCGCAGCCAGGCGACGGTGGCTGATGACCTGACGAATACAGCCAACGCTATCAACGAGAGTCGCCAGGCGCTGCAGGTGTGGCAAATTGCCGGCGATCGCGTGGGCCTGAGTGGCGAGAAAGTCAGTGACATTCTGCGCAGTGTGACTGAGCGCCTTGGTGAGTTCTCTGCCAATGGTGGAGGTGAAGCTGCCGATGTGATGGAGAGGCTCAATCTAAAGATTGAAGACTTCCGAGGTTTGCGCCCATCTGAGCAAATGCTCAAGTTCGCCGAGGCTATTGAAACGCTCCCGAAGGATGAGCAAGTCGCTCTGCTGGAGAAGCTCGCCAGCGATGCCAGCCAGCTGCAGCCTTTGCTGGACGATAACGCTGCCGGTTTGAGAGCGATCGCAGAAGAAGCGGAGCAGTCCGGGGCTCTGTATTCCGAGGAAGAGCTGGATAAGCTTCTCCGCGCCAACGATATCTATAACTCCATCACGCTGAAGGTTCAGGGCCTTACCCGAAGGATTGGCGCTGAGCTTGCTCCTGTGGTCGCTGATGCAACCGACAAGGTTGTTGGCTTGTTTGAGCAAAACGAAGGCGGCCAGAAGCTGATCGATCTGTTCAAGCGCATCACGCAATGGGGCGCTGAAATGGCGGTCAAGCTGGTGGAGAACTCCGAGAGTATCTCTGCTGGGTTCGGCACCCTTTGGAACACTATCCAGGCTGGCGCCAGTGGCGCTATGGCTGTATTTCGCGGCCTGCAAACCATTGTGTCTGGCTGGGCCACGTTGGTGGCTGGGAGCTTTGCGACGGTTCTCAGCATAGCGGAGGGCCTGGCTGTTGCCATGAATAAGGTGGGCCTCGTTAGCGATGAGACTCTGAACGCCATCAGAGCAAAGGCCGACGCAGCCCGCGAAACCGTGGTAGAGCTTGGCAAACAAACTGTCGAATACGGCCGCCAGGCGGTGGAAGCAGGAAAAGACGTTGTTTCGGCCTTTGAGCCTGCAAAGCAGACATTGCAGGAAACAGAGCAGGAAACAAAGAAAGCCGGTGAGGCCCTTGTTGAGCTGCAGAAGAAAACTCAGGCGGCCGGTGATGAATCTCAAAAATCTGCCGAGGGTGCGCGCGAGCTTGCCAAGGCTTATCGCGATCTGGGAGTTACCAGCCAGCAGGAGCTGGATAAGACTGCAGAGAGTGCGCGGGGTGCCTTTGAGCAGATAAAGCAGAGCGGCAGTGCCACCAAGCGTGAGCTGTCTGAGGCCTTCAAAGTCTACGCCCAGGCCATCATCGACACGGGCGACAAAGCGAAGATCCGGGCGCTGGAAGCTGAGGCGGCGAGTCTCGGGTTACGTGATGCCCTCAAGGAAGTGAAAACCCAGGCAGAGGAATCTGGAAACGCCGCCAGTGCCGGTGCTGAGGATATTGCTGTAAAGGCTGGCAAAGCTGCCGATGAAACAAAGCGCCTCGCAGATGAAACCCGGAAGGCCAAGCAGGAAGCGGAGGCCGCACGGGAGAAGTTTCGGGAAACCCTTGGGGCCTCCTTTTCCAAAGCGATATCCACGGCCAGAGAGCAGGTAACTGCTCTATCTGTGGCTGCCCGAAACCTGTTTGAAATGAAGATCGGCGGCAACGCGTTTGTGAAACAGAGCGAAGACGCCGCCGCATCACTGGAGAGGGCTCGCCAGCGCACGGATGAACTGGCATCCGCCCGCCGTCGATTGATGTCCAGCAGCCTCGCGGCATGGTTCGCCGATACCGCCCTGGCCGCTGCCGAGGTAGAGGAAAAGTTCTGGTCCCAGGCCGTGGCCATGGAGAACCTGCAGGGCAAGATCGATTCCGGCAGCTTCAGCCTTGATCAGCTCAACCGCCTGAGCGAAACCGCCGCCAACCGATTTGACCTGCTCGACAAGCAACGCCTCAGCGGCCTGCAAAGTGCGATCGACTCTGCCAAGCAGAAACTGCAGTCACTCACCGACACCGCAGACAACACCCTCAACAGTCTGCGCCAGCGCCTGGCGGATATCCGGGGCGACACTGAGGAAGCCCAGCGGATTCAGTATGAGTCCGAGCGTAAGCGCTTGCAGGAGCAGCTGGAGCAGGCTCGGCAGGCTGGCGCCGATGAAGCCGCTGCCGACTACCAGCAGTCCCTGGACACCCTCGAAAAGATCTACCAGATCGAACAGAAGAACCGCCGGGAAGCCGATAACGCCCGCGAAAAAGAGGCCGCCGATCGCGCCCGTGAGCAGCAGCTGGCAGAGATTGAGCGCCAGCGGGCAGAGCGTGAGCGAAACACCACCACGAGCCGGCAACAGAGCGTTCAGTCTCGACCGTCCCAAACCATCGTTCTTCAGACGCCAAACGGCGGACAAACTGAAATACAGACCTCCGACCCTGACAGCTTTTTGGCCGTTCTCGAAGAAGCCGGTCTCAGGAGCCTTTGATGACCCTGCAAATATCCCTCAGCGATGGCACCACCACCCTGGCGCTGCCGCCCGATCTTGAGTGGCAAGACGAATTCGACTGGACGCCCGTCGAACACAGTACCGATTACAGCAACACCGGAAGCCTGATTGTTCATGAGGGGGAGCGGCAAGACGGCCGGCCCATCACGCTCTTCGGAGGTACAGATGGGGCATGGATGTCGCGGGCGGACGTGGAGCAACTCTATGCCATGGCATCCGTACCAGAGGCACAGTTCACGCTCATGATTTGGGGGCAAAGCTTCAACGTCATGTTCCGCCGGCCGCCGCTGCAGGCAAAGCCTATTCGCCGCCTGGCCAACCCGGGGCCTGAACACCAGTACGCCGTCACCATCAACCTTATGGAGATCAACCCATGACCATCACCAGCGATCAGGTCGTTCTATCCGAATCTGAAGTTATGGCAGATACCGACGATGGCGGCGGCCGCATGAGCGGGCGAATTGTCGTCAGCGGCCAGATCAACAACACCTTTCCAGATATCAGCCGGATCGACCGCGTTTATGGGCGGGTGAACTTGCGAAAGCTTTACCTGTTTGTGAACGCGGCCAACACCGATGTGTTCCTTGGGGCGCACACCATCCTGAGCCAGCTGGCCAAAGACCCGAACGTGTTTGTTCTGCTGTTCAATACCAACAGCCACACCGATCGGCGGGTGGATGCCCAGGACAGAATCGAGAGCTACGTGGTGGCCAGTACCGAGGCACCTTTTTGGCTGTGGGGGCGTCAGCTGAAGGGGCAGCGGGCCGTCCAGGCGCTAGCCTTCACGAACAACCAAAAAGATCCGGAGCCCGGCCAGATATTCGTGCTCAACGACGAGAGCGGGGATCAGCAGTATATCCGCATCACCGGCGTTGATATCGAGAGACAAACCTTCACCATTGATCGGGGTAGTTACGGGTTCTACAACTTCCAGTTGAAAACCTACGTGATAGAGCTGGCTCAGCCGCTGGCCTACGACTTCCAGGGTAGCGATCCGCACCCCACCGGCAACCTGAACAGCGAAATGAAGATCCTAAAAACGCAGGTCGCCGACGCTGCCAAGTACTATGGTGCCTCACCACTGGCGGCCCCGGCTGCCGTGGGCGACCGGATCATCACCGTTGAGAATGTATACGCCCCATTGGTTCCAAGCGCGCAATCCGAGAATGCCATCACCGACCAGGCTGCCGGTGCACTGGCGGCAATCATCCGGCCGGCCAGCAACAACACCATCACTGTGAGCAATATCAGCGGCGTGACCACTGGCCCGAACGGGGAAGGTATCTATCACGCTGGCCGCGCCATCGTGCCGGGCACCCTGCAGATTTCCGGCAACAACGGTAGCTATGTGGACAACGGCGGGCGCTTGGTTCACACCGGCGGCAGCAACTACCTGGACGAAGAAAACAGCGTAGTTGACTACGTGAACGGCGAGATACGCGCCTTTTACTCAGGTGGCAGCACCAGCCGAACGACCACCCTGACGTTTCTGCCTGGGGCGGTCGTGAATCAGCAGACCAAGCAGGCCAGCCTGGAAGTGAATCAGCAGACCCGGAGTCTGACGTGGGTGTTCCAGACCGAGCCAAAGGCCGCAGAGGCCACCCTGACCGTTGAGTTCCGCGCCCAGGGGAGCTGGTACCTGCTACGCGACGAGGGCGGCGGGGAGCTAACCGGAGATGGCACCGGAACCGTGGATTACGCCACCGGTACCGTGAATTTCACGCTGGCGGCTCTGCCTGATTCCGGTACCGAAATAATCCTCGCCTGGGGCGAAAAGCAGGGCACCGTTATTGAAGCCGGCGCCACTATCCCAGATGCCCCGACCATCCGCTTTGAAGTCGGTGAAACCGTAACCGTTTAAGGACTAAATCATGGGTAACGTCGCACTCGCCTACAACTTCGCCAGCGCCCAGGTTAAGCGCAACCTTTCCCCGGGTAGCGTGGTCATCACCTGGAACACCGGCGGTCAGCAGTACACACTGACGGACGATGGGGCGGGCAGCCTGACCGGCGCCGGTACCGGAACTGTCAGCTATTCCAACGGCCTGATATTTATCAACCCGAATCCGGCGCCAAGCCCGAGCGATGGTGATTACACCATCGACTACGAGGACTGGCAGGGCCAGACAAAGCTGACTGACCAGTTCGCGCTCAACACCAGCTCCGGCAGCGACACAACATTTAGTCCCGCCACCGCAATGCGCGAGGGCTCTGTGGAGATCCGACTGATTGTAAAGCGGATTACCAAGCAGTGGCGGTACAAAGCCGGCTCAGGAAAGTCGAATCGCACCGAATACGCCAGCGAGGAAGTCACCATAACCGACGATGGCGGCGGCAACCTACGGCGCGAGAAGGGCGGGCCGGTTCTGGGTTCCGTCAATTACGCCACGGGAGCCGTCACTCTTAACGCCCGACAGAACTACACGTTCAAGACTTATGATGAAAAATCCAGAATCGGAGCAGGCAGCTACTGGGAAAATGGCACCGAAACCGCCGTTGAAACCTACGCGGGCACGACTGCCTCAATCAGTTGGACAGATCCTGGCGATCCGGTGCAGATCCGAAGTACCACCCGCCCGATTCCTGGTCTGACCATCGACCTGACGCCGACCAGCAGCCGAAACATCGTGCCCAACAGCGTGCTGTTCGAGATCAACGGGACGCAGTACCGCGACCAGGACGGCGCGATCATCAGAGATTGGTCGCCGATCACCGACACTGGTACCGCCGTGGGCAGCATCGACTATGCCACCGGCCTTGTCACGCTTGAGGACTACCCGGCCAATACGCCGACGAACACCCCCGTCACCTTACTGGCCTGCCTGACCACACTTGAGCAAGCACCGGCTAATCGGTCGATCTTCCGCACTGCAGGGGCGCCGCTGCGCGAGGGCAGTCTGATCGTCAACGCTACCGACATCGAGGGCAATCAAATCACAATCAATGCCGACACCAGCGGCAATCTGACCGGCGGCAACATCGTCAGCGGTTTTGTGGACACCCAGACTGGTCTGGTAACTATCGAGTGGGCCAGCGATCTGCAGGCCAATAGCGTGCCCGTGGTGCCCTCAACTGTTCGATACAGCGCGGTAAGCTACACCTTCCTGCCGCTGGATGCGGATTTGGTTGGCCTGGACGCCACCCGCCTGCCGAGCGACGGGCGCGTGCCGCAGTTCAATCTGGGCGACGTGGTGGTGGTCTCCAATACCCAAAGCCAGGAGGTCTTGACCGCCACCCCGGGGCAGGTCGTCACCTTTGGTCGCCAGAACCAAGCCGAGGTTTGGGTGGAAGGGGCTAACGGCAACCGGCTGGCCGCCGACCAGTACACCCTGGACACCGACGCCGGCACGCTGACCTTTGCCGATCCGCTGAATCTGGTGGACAGCGAGGCCAACGCCGTGACCGAGCCGCTGCAGGTTTATAACCGCGTAGAGGATATGGGCCTGGCCACCGACGTGCAGATCGGCGGGCAGATCAGCCTGAACATTCCGCTTTCCCAGGACTACACCGCCGGCGATACCATCGCCAGCGCCGCAGTGCTCTACGGCGACCTTCGGGCGCGAGCCTTCAACGCCTTCCATCAGAAGGCTTGGGACGGTACTTGGTCTGACGGCCTAATCGGCGATAGCACTACCGCGAAGTACAACCTGGTGAGTTACCCAATTGAAGTGACCAACCAGGGTGCGATCAAGGAACGTTGGGCGATCAATTTCACCAGCAGCACCAGCTTTCAGGTGATCGGGGAAACCGTGGGCGTCGTGGCCACCGGAAACATCAGCGCCGACCTAGCACCCACCAACGCCGCCACCGGCGCGCCGTATTTCACCATCCGAAAGGATGGTTGGGGCAGCGGCTGGGTAAGTGGCAATACCTTGCGTTTCAACACCGACGGCGGACAGGCACCTTTCTGGGTGGCGCGCACCATCGTGGCGGGGCGGGCCGTTGAAGAAACCGATCAATTCGCCACGCAGAACCGAGGGGATGCTGACTAATGGTGCAAACAAGCAAAGTGTCCGGAGTCGTCCAGATTGGCGGCACTCCAGCAAAGCGAATCGTGCGAGCCTTTGGATATAATCCGACCGTGCATGACCTGGATGGCGAAACGCTCAATATGAGCAAATCCCTTGGGCACACGACTAGCGATCCAAATACTGGCGATTACACCATCGATTTACTGGCCGGATACGGAAACGAGATTTTTGTGGTGGCCTTCGACGACTACGGAAAGGGTTTTACGGGGGATATGGGCGTCGCGGTTGGGGAGCGGGTACACCCGACCACCCCGAATGGGTATGTCTGGGAGTGCACCAGCGCTGGCATTCTGCCAAGCGATGAACCCTCGTGGATAGTGGACACTGAATCGGACCAGCTCTACGGCACTGCCTCAATGATTGCGAGACCATTCTATCGGCCAGTGGTGCAAGGTCCAATATTGCCAGTCATAGATGCGGTCCCTGATCCAGAGCCTCACCCTGGGCTCCTGCACTTCTATACGATGAATAATACCTCTGGTGGCTTTCTAATCGACGAAATGGGAAATGGGGACCTTAGACTTACAGGCTGTAGACAAGTTCCTGGGCTATTCGGGAGCGCACTATATTTCGATGGTATCGAAGACCGCTTAAATCTAACTCCTGCCCCTTTCAATACTAATAACTTTTGCTATATGGGCTGGGCGTACATTCCGCCGGTAAGCGGGGACTTTTTTCTGTTGGCGCATCGATCCGAAAGCCAGAGATTGATACAGCTTTCTATCCAAAACCAAGCAATCACCTTGCAAATCAGGAGTAGTACCTCCTCTATTGTTCAACGAAATTCCTTAGCTGTACCTGCTGAGCCATTTTTCTTCGCTTTGAATTTCGACAATGCAGGAAATTGTGACCTTTACATTAACGGTGTGGTCGAATATTCAATTCCTGTTCCTGGCGGGAACTACCAAAGCTTGGTTAGTGTAGTCGGGCCTTATACCATTAGATCAAGCACCGCCAATGATGAAACTTATTGGGATTACATATATACCAACGCTATACCTGGCCGCCTCGAGCGGCTCCGTATTTTTGATCAAACACTAACGGCCTCGGAAATCGAGAGTTTTTACAATTCAGGGGTATAGATGCCAATGACCTATACCCCCGAAACCGACCCGCTCGCCGTCGTCCTGGACCTCGGCAGCCACTACAGCCCGCCGACCAACCCGGCGGCGCTGGACTTCGACTTGGCCGAGTCGGGCAGTTTCGTCTATCGCAAGCCACCGCTGGCGGTTTCGGTGGGCTACCTGAGCGCCCAGGCCAGCGTCAGGGCTAGCGATACCCGACGGCAAGGCCATGAGCTGGGCAAGCCAATGGACGGCACCGGAAGGCACCACAGAACCGATCAGGCGCGCAGCCTGCCCCTGCCGACCTGCGGGGCTGGCTGGGAGTTTGTGCCCGCTAAGGACAATCGGCCCAACCCCTACAGCGCCCTGAGCGGCATCCCCCTGGATTTGCGGGCAGAGCAAGTCCTCTGGAGGAAAGTGCCAACCCGGGACGATTTTGAGGGCTATGGCGCCCAGGCATGGGACGTTCAGGCCCCCAAGGATGAGCGAGCCGATCAGGGATTCAACGACCCGGCAGACCACAACCAGACAAACCGGCACCGCGCCAGCGACAGCATTCTGAACTGGCAGGCCCCGCCGCCGGAGGAAGTGGATCTGATGCAAAGCGATACATTGAACCTGCAGGTTTCGCCATACCAGCCCCCGGGGGGTGGCGTGGTCGATTTCGAGTTGGTACCGGCGACCATCGCCGTGGAAGTAAAGCCGCCGACCCGGAGCGTGGACGCGCAGCCGAACCTGCCCGGCTGGTCGCTCAAGCAAGCCCTGGACGGCCGCACTGTCCACCCCTGGGACAGAAAGCCCCGGATTGGTACCGAGATCGAGTTCCCGAGCGCCAATGAACCGGACGCCCCGGCAGGCGACCCGCCCCCAGAACCAGAGATCAAAAGGACGTACATCGTAATGAACGCCAGCAGCCTGATCGAAGTGACCACCGGCACCCCGCTGGAATTTCGGGATTTGAGCATCGAGCTGGATATCGACAGCTTCGCCTGGACGATGAGCTGCGCCATTCTGAACCGCGCCAGCATGGATCAAATCCGCCCGACCGCCCAAGGGCCGGCGGAAGTGATCGCCACCGTCAACGGCTACCAATGGCGGTTTGTGGTTGAGCGGTACAGCCTGAACCGGAAGTTTGCCCGGGAAGCCTACACCGTCAAAGGGGTATCCCGCCCGCAGCTGCTGGCCGCGCCCTACGCACCGAAGCGCACCGGTCGCATCACCAGCCAGGCCACCTCCACCCAGGTCATGACCGAACAACTACAGTACACCGGCTTTACGATCAGCCGGCAGCAGGGGCTCACCGACTACATCATCCCGGCGGGCGCCTGGGGGTGGGATAACAAGACGGCAATGGAAGTGATCGCCGAGCTGGCCGCCGCCCAGGGCGCCGTGGTGGTACCGGATCGGGAGCAGGACATTCTGCACATAAAGCACCGCTACAAGCTGGTCGGCCCTTGGGCCTATGCCAGCCTGCCGATCGAATCCGTGGATGCCATCATCGCCAACACCATGACCACCAGCTATGCCAGCCACTGGGAGCCCCAGCCCGAGTACAACGCCGTGTTAGTCTCCGGCATTACCGACGGGGTGGCCATCGACGTGGTGCGCCAGGGCACTGCTGGCGACAAACCGGCGCCGGACATTTTTGATGATCTGAACGTGGAATCGTCGCAATGCAGGGAGCGTGGCTTGGCATCCATCGCCGCCGGAGGTAACCAGGAAATTGTCACCATAGAGACCGTCCTGCCCACCAGCGGAAGCCCCGGCCTGATCGAGCCCGCCATGCTGGTAGAGTTGCGGGACACCATCGAGCCCGCGAACACCTGGCGCGGCAACGCATTGGGCGTCAGCATTTCAGT